TTACTCCTGGGTTGTGGCGGGGATCTGGGCGAGGGTCCAAGCGATAGCGTGCCCGGCATCGTCGAAAAGCTGGTCAGCCTCGGCGACCAAGTCGAGGGCGCATTCGCTGCGGCTACGCGACTCAGGCCCGAAACCGGGGATGGGCTGCTCGGCGAGCTTGTACACGCGAGCGTCGTTTCCGATCTTGCCTTTGCCCGGGTGCCGGTAGGCCGAAGCAAGGACGTAGTCCCCGTAGGCGAGCACCGTGCCGTAGCTGTCGGTTGCCATCTGCAGGTGTTCCATCGTGATCGCTTGAGTGTTCATGACCTTCTCCGTTTCTGTTCTTGTTTGGTCATGTACATACAGCCATAGGTGTGCCTTGTTATCCAGTTATTTTCCGCTTATTTTCAAAGGAAAATAGCGGTCATCATCACTTCTGCGATATGAGGGAAACCGCCCTAGGAGGCGGCTTCCATGAGCGGGGTTTGCTAGGTGATGGTGAGGTGGAACGCGGGAACCATCGGGTGCTCTCCGGTGGTCCAGTCGGCATATGCGCTCTTGACCTTGACCAGGCCGTTCACAGCGGCACCGTGTTCAGCAAAGCCCCACAACAAGGTCGCCATGTCGGTTTGCCCCACGCTGATCGTGAACTCTCCGATCCCTAGTTCTTTGAGTTCGGTGATGATGGCAGGAATGTCGGCATCGAAGATGACTCCGGAGAAATCCAACAGTTCGTTATCCGCCTTTTGGGTGTCCATGTAGTCCGTTAATACCGCGCGGTGGGAGGTTTGCGTTCGGCAAGCGACCTGGGTTTCTAGGGCTTCAATCGTGTTCATGACCTTCTCCGTTTCTGTTCTTGTTTGGTCATGTACATACAGCCATAGGTGCGTGTGCTTATCCAGTCATTTTCCGCTTATTTTCAAGGAAAATAGCGGTCATCATCACTGTGATTCACTCGGGGTATTCCCATAGGTCTTCGCCTGGGATGAGGCCGAGCGTGGAGCCGTTATCCCAGTTCACATGCACTGTTCCTACGTCGTCGACAAACATGATCGTTCCTTTATCGCCAGGACTCAGATGCGTGTACGGGTCGCTGGTGGCGATCAGGCGCACCCGCTGGCCAGGAGTCATGGTCAGTCCTCCTTTCTGCTTGTCGGGGTGCGCCAAGCGGCGTCCCCTTCCAGACCTGCCAGCAGGATGCGGCGTGCCTGCTTGTGTTCGGGGCCGATGAAGCCCAGGGAGAGCAGGAAGCAGCGCATCGTGTACTTGTCATTGCCCGGTGCTGGCGGCGTGGCCCGGATTCGGGTGGCCTTCTGGGCGCGTTGGCAGAGGCGGGCCACGAGCGGGATCACCGCCTCGCGTGCAGTCTCCGGGGAAATCGACTCACACCACGGGAACGAGACTGTCTCGTCATCGTTGAACTCGACGGGTGTGGCCGGGATGCCCAGTGCTTTGGCGATCAGTGGCCCTTTGGCTGCCAGGAGCGCTTCGAGGTTGGCGCGAGTGCGCTCACTCCACCCGGGTGTGGGCATCGTGACCGTTAACGCCACCTCGCCCGGGTCGGTGGTGGCAAAGCCTGCCTGGCGGGCGGCCTCGAGCACGGCCTGGGGGTCGATGCCATCTGGCAGGTGGAGGGTCCACTCCCGATCCAGCGTGGCGTCTCCTATCTGGTAGGCAAACGAGGGCGTGCCCAGATAGGTGGCCTTGACGCCAAGGTGATCGGCGAGAAGCTGGGCGAGCTTTTTCCTGCCCGTTTTGTGCGGGGTGAAGGCAAGGATACTCATGCCACGACCTCCTGCTCGAACCAGGCGGTCACCATGCTGAGGAAACGCTTCGGGTCGTGCTCGATCACGCGCACCACCAGCTGGTAGCCGCGTGCTGTGGCAACGCGCAGGGTTTCCTCGGGGTCGTAGACGTTGACTTTGGCTGCGATGAGCTCGCTGATTTCGATGTGTAATTCACTCATGACCAGTCCTTTTCGCTCGGTTCCCCCGGTGCGGGGGTGTTGTGGTCATGTACATACAGCCATACGTTTTTCGGCTTATCCAGTCGTTTTGCCCTTATCAACGGCCTATTTTCACGCCCCTGTTGTCCCTGCAATTGCGGGGTTTTGTTCGCGGTCGCGGTCGACCTGTTTGACCAGATCCAGGTAGGCGTATTGGGTGTCGCCTCGCTGGCAGGTGATCCCGGCCGCGTCTCCGGTCGCCTCGGCGTAGCGGCGCAGGATCACCGAGGCGTACTTCTCGTCCAACTCCATGCAATACGCGATGCGGTCGGTCTGCTCGGCGGCCATCAGGGTCGAACCGCTGCCAGCGAAGGTGTCGAGGATGATCGCGTTTGCTTGGGTGGAGTTGCGGATCGGATAGGCCAGCAGGTCCAGCGGCTTGGAGGTCGGGTGGTCGGAGTTCTTACGCGGCTTGGCGAAGTTCCAGATCGTGGTCTGTTTCCGGTCAGCGAACCACTTGTGCTTGGCACCTTGCTTCCACCCGTAGAGCACGGGTTCGTGCTGCCACTGGTACGGCGAGCGCCCTAGGACAAGGGAGTCTTTGACCCAGATGCAGCAGCCGGAGAGTTTGAACCCGGCGTCGATGAACGCTCTGCGGAAGTTCAGCCCTTCGGTGTCGGCGTGGAACACATACGCACTGCCGCCCTTGTCGAGAACACCCGCCATGTTGGTAAACGCGGCGAGCAAGAACTCGTAGAAGGAGTCGGCCTTCATCGCATCGTTCTTGATCTTGAGTCCATCGGAGGACTCGAAGGCGACGTTGTAGGGCGGGTCGGTGAGTACCAGGTTCGCCGACGTGCCGTCCATCAAGGTGGCTACGTCGTCGGCTCTGGTGGCATCGCCGCAGACGAGGCGGTGCCGCCCCACCGTCCACACGTCCCCACGCTCCGCGAAGCTGGCGGCTTCGAGTGCGGCGGTGAGATCAAACCCGTCGTCGTCTACCTCGTCCTCGTCAAGGCTGCCGATGAGCTGGGCGATTTCGTCATCGTCGAATCCGGTGAGCTCGGCATCAAAGTCGGCCGCGTCCAGGTCGGCGATGAGCAGGGCCAGCTTGGCCTCGTCCCAGTCGCCGCTGATCTTGTTCAGTGCGACGTTCAAGGCCTTCTCGCGGGTCTCGTCCAGTTCGACGACCACGCAGTCAACATCGGTGTGGCCCAGGTCGGCCAGCACTTTCAGGCGCTGGTGGCCGCCGACGACGTGGCCGGTGGTGTGGTTGTAGATCACCGGCTCGACGTAACCGAACTCGGTTAGGCTGCGCTTGAGTTTTTCGTAGTCCGCGTCGCCGGGCTTCAGGTCCTTACGCGGGTTGTAGTCGGCGGGCTTGAGCTCACTGATGGGTAGCTGCTTGATGAGCACGGCGGGTCACCTCCGTGGTGAGCTTGTCGGTAAACGGCAGCGTCCATTCCCACTCGCTCAGGCCATGTCCCATGTGCCCGTAGGTAGAAAGCTTCGCGTAGATGGGGGCTCGCAGGCCGAGCCGTTCGATGATCGCGGCCGGTCGCAGCGGGAAGATCGCCTGGGCGGCGTCGGTGAGCCGCCAGTCCGGGTGCTGACCGGTGCCGAAGGTGTCGATGTGGAACGCGACCGGGTCGGCCTTACCAATCGCATAGGAGATAGCGACGTGGCATTCTTCGGCCAGGCGCGCATCCACCACGGTCTTTGCGATCAGGCGCGCCATGTACGCGCCCGTCCGGTCGACCTTGGAGGGGTCCTTCCCCGAGAACGCGCCACCGCCGTGCGGGCCGAGCCCACCGTAGGTGTCGACCATGAGCTTGCGTCCGGTCAGCCCGGTGTCAGCGGTGGGCCCACCGGTGACGAACCGTCCCGACGGGTTGACCAGCACCTGCTCGGGCGTGGCACCGGGCAGGTGCGCCTCGATCGCGGGAGCAACGACCAGTGTGCGCACCTCCCGTTCAAGAACGCCTGTGTCTTTGTCCGCATCGTGCTGGATGGAGACGATCACGGTGTCGACTCCGACCGGGGTGCCCAGCTCGTCGTAGACCACACCAACCTGGGATTTGCCGTCGGGGCCGATCCCACGGATAGTGCCGTCGGTGCGGGCGGCATCGAGGCGGCGGCAGATCTCGTGGGCGAGCACGAGCGGCAGCGGCAGGCGCTGGGGCGTCTCGTTCGTGGCGTACCCGTAGACGGTGCCCTGATCGCCCGCCCCGAGGCCCGCATACGCCGACTCATCGCCCGCACGCGCCTCGATGGAGGTTGTAACACCTGCGCCGATGTCGGCGGATTGGCGGCGCACCCACACGTAGATGACAAACCGGTTCGGGTTGTACCCGGCCCGGCGCAGCGCCTCCCGTGCGCAGGCGCGCAGCTGCGGCCGGACGGTGGTGGTGATCTCGCCGGTGACGATGATGCGCCTGCCAGTTGCCATGACCTCAACGGCCACGCGTGCCGCCGGGTCGCAGGTGAGGATGTCATCGAGGATGCGGTCTGCGATCAGATCGCACAGCTTGTCGGGGTGGCCGATACACACAGATTCAGCACTTCGCACTACAGACACGCGGAGGGCTCCTTTCACAAAAGCGAACAACAAGAAAGCCCGCCCGGGTGCCGGGCAGGCCAGAAACGAAACGAGCGGGATGAGAGGCCTTAGGAGGAGGCTTTGAGCAGCTGCTCCATGACCTCATCGCCTGGCGTGCTACCGGAATAGTCAGTGGTGCAGGTGGCACGCACGATGTCGAAAATCTCGTACCAATACACGTTCGCCTGCTTCCCAAACGACTGGGACATAGCCACAAAAGGGCTGGCGATCGCCGCGCCCGTTGTCGGGTGCTTACCGAGCAGACCGAACTTCGAGATCGCCTGCTCACACTGCACATACCGAGCAAACGCCTGCGCATACTGCTCGATCAGGCGTTTGGAGACGAACTCGCTGCAGCCCCGCGCATCCAGCCACTCCCACGTCTCCCGATACACCAAGTCAGCGCCGAGCGGTTGGCCGTCGCGCTGCTCCGCGCTCAGGTACTCGTCCGGTTCAGGCATCGGCTCGCCCGCGAGCAGCGCACCATCGCCGATGTCGGTGCCATCCAGATCGAATACGTCAAACTCCGGTGGTGTGGTGAGCCGGGTTGCGGGGCGTCCGGCGGCGAGTTTCTCGTTCAACGGGTCAGGTTTTGCGCCTGCACGGACGCGACGTCCGCC